TGCGGTGCAAATATCACAGTCATTAGTCCCACCTCCCGTCTGTGCCGAGATTGATGACGTATGCGTTTGCCGCATAGCCAAAACGGACCACCAGAGCACCATTCCCAGGGGCACCGACGAGGCTAAACCCTGGCCCCTCCGCAGCCGACAGACCCGCGTACAGATGCGCAGGGCCGCACACCACCCCGCGCAGAGCGCCCAATGGTGAGCTTTCGTGGCTCACGCGAGCCTCTTCCGCCCACATCGGATCTGCGAGCGTTACAGCAACATAATTAGTCCCGCCGCTGGTATGAGCTGCCGGCACACGCATGCGGCTGTTGATTGCTCCGGCGGAGCCAGAGATGCCGCGCGGCATGTATACATACTGTCCAGAGCTGCTACTGACCTGCACACCGTTGCTTTCGTTGCTAGGCACGGCATACGACGCGGCTGACGTCGATGCGGACGTTATTACGTGCGCCCAGACATCCGACGGGTGCGCGCCGCGTAGCTTGCCGAATGCATAGGTGCCAGCATCAAACTGAAGTGTTGCGCTGGATTGCGTACAAGGGACGAGCGCCAGGCGGCGCGGGTCTGCGACGAGCGCCCAGTTGCGGCTGCCTGTTGTGTTGTTGGCCTTGCCCCACCAGCATCCGCCCGACAACAGCGCGTCCGTCGGAAACGGACCCACCCCGGTGTCAATATCTGACATCGACTCATAGCCACGTGCGCGGGCGGTGGTGGTGCCCGTGTCGTCGACGTAGAGCGTCATGCCGTTGTGATCCGCGTAATCCAGCGAGCGATACGCGGCTCGGTTGGTGTCGCTGTAGATTTTGGCCCACCCAGCCGGTGCCCGCAGCGCGGTGATGGTGCCCGTGGCCGCGCCTTCGGCGATGCCCAGCCCCTCGACAGAAAACACCGCATCCGTGCCCGTGACCGAGGCGAGGCGCCAGTCGCCGTTGAGCGCGGCGGGGGTGGCCCCTGCGATGCGGATGACCGCGCCGACCTCGTAGGTATGCCCGGCGCTGATCACTGCGGTGGCGTTGTTGCCGGTGACGGTCAGGGTGTTGATGGTTTTGGGGTCGTAGCCATCGACAAGGCACGCATCGAGGATGGCGATGAGCGCGCCCGCCGTGCCGGAGAGCACCGGCGCGTTGGCGTCGGAGTAGCGGTAGAGCCGGACTTTGTTGCTGATGGTGGTCATGCGGGGGCCTCGTCAGGGGCGGTCGATGTTGCCGAGGGCGTAGATTTCGCAGCCATCGGCGCCGTCGTCCAGGGGTTCGTCGGATTGTTGAATGCTGCGGGCTATCCAGATGTCGGCAATGGCGCCAACGGTGTTGATGCGAACGACGTTTCCGGCGCTCCAGCCGCCGCCGTTGGCGGCGAGCGGGATGGAGAGATAGGGCACGCCGCCGGAGCCGTCGGGCTCGCGGGTGCGGGGGTTGATGGGGGCGATGTCGTTGGTGTAGGGGCCGGAGTAGACGAGGCCGCGCGTCTGGCCGATGAGCTCGACGTTGGTGGTGCTTGTCCAGCGCAGCAACCAGCGCTCGGTCTCCGCGCCCTCGTTGGTAACGACGATCGGATGCGCGATGGTGTCGAGCGTGGCGGTGGCCTCGGGGCCGACGGCGGCATCGGTCCACGTGCTGTCCCAGATGGCCTGGTCCCACACGCCGGAGACGCGCGCGCGGCGGTCGCCATGCACCAGGCACGACGAGATCAGGGTTTCGGTGGCCGGGAATGTGTGCGAGAGCGGCCGGGCGAGCTTGATGTCGCCGTTGATCTGCACGTCGGTGAGCAGGCGCAGGTCAGCGACGGTGTGTTGCACGCTGATGGGCATGGCCATGCCGGTGATGTCGGGCACGGTGACGATGCCGGTAGCGCGGTCGAGGGTGTAGCCGGTGCTGATGGTGTCGCCAGCAGCATCAAGCACGCGCACCCAGGCAAGGCGCGTGCGGCCGCAATCGATGCTGCCGCCGTTGGCGATGGTGGCCGGGGCTGTGGTGTCGGTGTGCATGATGATGGCGACCTGGCCGGCGCGGAATATCGGCACGCGCCCATCCGGGGGCAGGCGCACGGGGTCGATGCCGATGATGCCGGCGTCCAGCGGCAGGTAGCTGTAGGCCACGGCGTTGTAGCGGATGCTGGCCGGATCTACCGCGCGCGGCAGCCACACCTGCGGGATGGGCGGGTCGCCGACGTAGTCGGGATCGTCGCCCATGACGCCGAATTCGAGCCACGCGGTGCCGACCTCGTAATCGATGGCGCCACGCACCAGCGCGCCGGTGATGTCGCCGTTGGCGTCTGCCGAGCCGCTGATCTGGGTGCCGTCGATGGCGACGGCGGTAATGGACAGCGCCTCGGGTTTGATGGGTGAGGCCGGGGTGCGGAACTCGGCGCCGGTATCGTCCCAGTTGCCGCGCACTGTGAGCAGTGACAGCAGCTCGAACGTGGCGTCGCCCTCCGCCCAGTCGGTGACGGTGGCGATGCCTGCGGCGTAGTCGATGGTGCCGGCGGCGATGCCGCTGCCGGTGGTCACCGACGGGTCGCGGTAGAGGATGCCCAGGCGATCGACGAACACCGCTGCGCCGATCTTGAACATGACGCTGCCGGGCATGACGGCATCGCCCGAGTACGGGTTGAGGTTGATGACGATGCGCTGGGCGGCGAGGTTTTCGGAGCGGGCGGTGGGGGTGACGCTGGCCGCGCGGAACCACACGCGGATGAGCGAGCCGTCCGCCCAGGCGTCGGTGTCGGCGGCCTCGGTCCAGCTGCCGATCTCGCCCGAGCCGTCGGGGTTGCGGCTGCCGTGGTAGGTGCGATAGACGTAGGTGTCGACCGGCTTGAAATGCACTGCGCCGGTGGTGTAGTTGATGGTGCCGCCGTCGAGCGTGGCGAAGCCGCCCGCGCCGTCGTCACTGATCTGCTTGAGCGTGACCATTTTGGTGGTGTCGACGGCCTCGCGGGTGAAATACACACGCGGCGGCGGGGTGGCGACGACGGGCGCCGGGATGACGGGTTGCGTGCCCGGCACCGGGTTAGGCGAGACGGGCAGTAGCGGGGTGAGGTTGGGGAGCGGCCGATAGCCGGAGCCCGGATACGACGGGTGCGAGTAGGAGACGCCGCTTTCGACTGGGGTGCCCATTACAGAACCTTTTCAGAGGAGGTTTTTGTGCGTGTGGTTTCCCACTCGATAACAACGCTGCCGGGCTCGACCGGGGCGCCCGCGATGGTGACGTTGATAAACCCGTTGCCATCGACGCTGGGGGTGAAATTCTCGGACTGGAGCCCGCCAGAGTCGTAGGTGATGAGCGGCGTGGCGTTGGGCTCAGGCAGCAGCGTGGGACGAAGATAAACGAGCCCCAGCGCGTAGTTGATGGCCCCCTCCCCGTCGCCCGTGAGCAGGCCCGCGCCGTTGTCGGTGACGGTGCGCAACACGCTGTCGGCGGTCCACGTAATGGTGACGGTGCCCGGCTCGATGGACTGATGCGCGGTCTGGTGCGTCCAGGCGGGCAGGTTGATGTCAGCGACGGTGCGCACGGCGTAGTGCGCGGGCGTGCCCCAGGTGAACATGATCTGGCTACCCACGTCGGGCAGCGCCCCCAGGGTGACTTCGACGGAGCCGGTGACGTAGCTCACGGTGCCGGCACCGAAGGCCGGATCGGTGCCGGCGATCACGCCCGCGCCGTTGTCACGCAGGGTGTACCACGCGCCCTGTGCGCGGTAGGAAACCTCCAGCGAGTGCGGCGCCGGGATGGGCAACAGGGTCTCGATCCAATTCAGGCGACGCGATTCGGCGGTGACCTGGCGCGCTCGGGTCTGGCTTTGCTGCGGCGCGGCCGTGGCGGGCTGATAGGTAATGGTGGCGGTGCCGCTGGCCGAGGGGGCGGCGGCGTCGAACAGGATTTCGCCGGTGCTGTATTCGACGGTGCCGATCTTGCTCGGGCCGGAATAGGCATTGCCCGCGCCGTCGTCGGTGACGGTGACGGCCCCCACTGCTACGTTTATTGAGCCGGGGTAGGCGCCCGCGCGCAACACCAGGCGCAGGCCGGGGCCGACAGCAGCGCCGGGTGCGCTGTAGCTGATCGGGGCGGCGGCGGTGCGCACCATGGGCACCGCCTCACCGGCCAGAGTGCGGTTTGCCAGCGGGGTCTCGGTTTCGGCGCTGGGCACCAGTTGCGTGAATATCGACGCCGCCCGCACTTGCAGATCGCCGATGTTGGCCGACACGGTGACGGGCATCGCGCCGTAGTAGCGGGCGGCGTCGGCGACCGACGTGTCGCGGATGCGGGTCTTGCCGGTGTAGCTGTAGGCGCTGTCGTAGCGGCGGGCTTCGTGCCCGGCAAAATCATAGCGCAACGCATCCGACAACGAGAGCGTGACCTGCCAGCGCGTGAAATCTCCCATGGTGCCGCTGTGCTCGTCGGAGAAAGAGCGCTCGACGACGGTGACATCGATCACGCGCACGTACTGCTCTTGCTCGGTCGGCAGGCCCTCGTCCACTACCAGGCACAGCGTTTTACCGATGGGCGGAAGCGCGGTGCCGATGCGTTGCAGCACGTTGATCATGCTCATGCCGGTAATGTGGTTTTCGAGCAGATGCCCCGACCAGGTGGGGCCTTTGTACAGGTAGGACTCGACGCGGTTGGCGGCCATCTCGCGCGTATCGAACGGGTCGTTGGCGGAAAACAGCGTGTAGCCGATGGCCGGATCGATGGGCAGCATGGTGATGGCGGTCTTGGCCCCGCCGAACAGGTCGGTCGACAGCGTGCGCACGGCTAAAAACAGCTTGCGCAAGTTGAGTCGGCCGTAGGCGCGGTCGAGGTCGCTAACATCTTCGAACACGTTGTTCATCTGGCCATCGGCAATCACGATGCCGGTGGCGGCGCCACCGCCTTCGGGCACGTCGTCCATGACTTGGGACTCGACGAATACGATGTTTTGTTCTTGGATGGGCATGGATCAGATCTCGATGAGCGGCAGGGTGATTCGGTATTTGCTGTCGGCGTGCAGGTCGGCTGCCGGCCAGATCGGGGCTGCCTCAAACTGGCGCTCGAGGTCGTGCGCGACGTTGAAGCTGCGACCGTCGGCCAGCGTCAGGAGGTAGGAGCCTGTCGGGTTGGCGCGTTGCGCCTGGAGGGCCAGCACCAGCGAGCGCGGCACCCAGCCGCCGTTTTCGTAGCTGGTCAGGGTGATCGGGCGGCCCTTCTGCTTGATTCCCGACTGGACGATGCGCGCGCCGGTGAGGCTGCGTGTGACGCTTTGCTCGACGGGCATCCACTCGAATTCGTCGGACCACCAAACGTCTTCGGGAATTTCGAGCGCTGCGAGGGTGTGGTTTTGCATGGGCTATCGCTCCATCATGAGGCGCGGCGCATGCCGTCTTCCAGCGCCGACATGAACGACGTGAACGCGGCAACGTCCGCCTCGCTGTTCACGCCGATCGTGGTCGAGCGCCCCCCCAGGCGCAGCACCAGTTCATGCCGGCTGGCCGGCTGGGCCGGCTCGGGAGTGCGCTGGGTGGATGCGGGCTGGTTGGCGTTTTCGGCACGGGCGAGGCGTTCTTCTTCGCGCCGTTGTTCGCGTTCTTCGCGGCGGCGTTCTTCTGCTTCGCGCTTCTCTTCGGCGCGCCGCTCTTTGGCCTGCGCGGCTTCTTTGCTGTGGATTTGCGCGAGGACGACCAGCTCTTCGCGCTTGAAGCGGAGGTCTTCCTGTATGCGCTCCACGTTTTCGCTTTCGCCCCGGATACGAGCGCGCCTAAGCTCGATTTCCATCAGGGCAAGTTCGCGCTCAACCTGGTTGCGCTCGCGATCGGCGCGGGCGCGCTCGACTTGCTCTTCGCTGCCGTCGAGTTCGAGCAGTCGGAATTTTCGCTCTTCGAGGCTGTCGCGAGCGCTGGAATCCACTCGTTTCTGCTGCCGGTCGAGGTCTTCCAGTGTGTTGATGTAGTTGCGCGCCTTGCGGTCGGCCAGTGCGTAGGCCGTGTTCAGGGCGGCTGACCAGCTCTGGATTGTGAAGACGCGAACGCGCGACATCCGGTCTTCATAGACCGTCTTGATCAGGCGCTCGGCTTCTGCTGCGTATTTCGAGGCTGCGGCCGCGCCTTTGAGGAGCGGCTCTGTCAGCCCGACCCGGATCACCCCCGGTTTTTTCAGCAGGCGCTCGAAGTTCGCGTCGGCGTACTTGATCGACCGGCCGAGGCCGTCCATGCCGCCGGATGCGCCTGCGGAGCCTTTGCGGATGTTTTCCAGTCCGCTCTTGCCTTTTTTGCCGGCCTTTTCGACTGCATCGCCGGCTTGTTCCGCGCCCTTCTGGACCTGCGTGTTGGTTTCGGTCGACTGCTGCGAGCGCCGGATCATGGCGGAGATCTCGGCCTCGATCTTGCGGATGCTCTCGTCGGTAAGGTTTTGTTCGAGCATGCGCATTTCGAGCGCATTTCGTGACGCCGTCAGCTCGTCGTTCATGGCGTCGACGTTCTCGCCGCGCGCGGTGGCTTCCTTGAGCTTGTGCTCGGCGATCACAACCGCATTGCGCGCCTGGCTCACCGCGAGGGCGGCCTGCTCGCGGGTAATGACGATCTCTTGACGCTTGACGTTGACGTTGGCCCACATCGCGGCGCGTTCGTTGCCGAGCGCTTCGGCGACGACGACGCTGGTCTGCGCCTGTTCGCGCTTGATGCGGGCCAGCGCGAGTTCGGTGTTCACCGCGTGTGTTTGTGCCGTTGCCTGGGCATTCAGGCGGCGGGTGGAGTCGGCGATGGCGTCGTTGTAGAGGATTGCGGCTCGCGTTGCTGCTGCGCGCGCTTCGGCCAGTTGTTGCTGTGTTGCAAGCCCTTTGCGCTCGAGATCGGTAAATCGCTGTAGCTCAGAGACGGCGGATGCGTAGGCCGAGCGCATCACGTCGAGCTGCGCGGCGTGGTCGCGGGTGGCTTCGGCCTGGGCTTGTTTAGCTGCGGCGTCGATGGCAGCCGCGTCGGCGGCGGCGCGCAAGGCGGCGCTTTCTTCGGTGAGTTGTTCCAGCCGGTTCTTGCTTTCGGCGATCAGCTTCTGTTTTGCGCTGGACTCGGCTTCGGTGGCCGCGACGATGGCTTCCTGCATGATGATTTGCGAGCGCAGGGTTTCGGCTTCGGCGAATTTCGCGGCCGCCATCTGATCACTCGCTGCGGCAATGCGTATCGCGGCCTCGGCTTCGGCGTTGCGCAGCCGGACCTCGTCGCCAAGCGTTTGCGCATGCTCGATGATCGCCTTGGCTTCGGCCTGGCGCGCCTGCAGCGCCTTCTCGGACTGTTTGCTGTAGGCTTCGACGGCGGTGCGGGCCTGGGCGTAGGCGTTGGCGGCACCGAGCCACCCGGGGTTGCCTGCCATAGCGGCGGCAGCGGCGGAGCTTGCCGCCTGCCCTGCTTTGTCGGCAGCGGATTCGACCCCCAGGAACCTGTCACGCAGGATTTGCAGGCGGGCGCCGCTTTCCTCGGCGGCTTCTGAGATCGAGTCTTTCAGGTTGGAAAAATCCCAGTTCGCGATGGCTGCGCCGACGGTCCCGATGGTCACCCCGAGCAGGCTCAGTGCTTCAGATGCCCCGGTAATAACCAGCCCCAAACCCTGAACGGATTTCGTGAGCAGCCACATTCCGCCCGTGGCCGTGTCGCTGACCGCGCGGGTCTGGCCGAGTTCGCCAGCGCTTTCCTTGAACGCTGCGGTGAGCCTGTTCCATGACGCGCTGTAACCGTCAATCTGGCCGCTGGTGTTGTACAGTTCCTTGAGGTGGCGGGCCATGGCCGGAAGCAGGTCTTCGGCCAGCACCTGGCCGCTCTCGACCATCTTGATCAACTCGGCTTCGGTGAGGCCCGCGCCACGCGCGGCGGCCTGCATGGCGCCGGGCAGGCGTTCGGCGAGCTGCTGGCGCAACTCTTCCATGCTGACCACACCTTTGCTGACCATCTGGCTCAGGGCGAGCATGGCGCCGTCGGTGTCGGCTGCCGATCGTCCGAGCACGGCCATGGAGCCCGCGACGGCTTCAAACACTTCGCGGGCTTGCGCCCCTTCGAGCGCGGTGCCTTTTGTGACCGCCATGAATCGGGCGTAGGCGGTGCTGGCGCTGCCAAGTTCCAGCCCCAGTCGGTTCGCGGTGGCGGTGATGTAGCCGATTTCACGGGCTGCGCCTTGCGCGTTGCCGGTGATGGCGCGCAGGGTGCGGTTGAGGCTGTCGAACTCAACGACGGCGCGGGCGATTTGCCCTGCGCCAAACGCGGCGGCAATGGCGCCGGCAAGCGGGCGCAGTTTGGTGACGAGCCCCCCTATTCCTCCGGATGCCCTGCCGACGGACTGCGTGAACGGGTCGAGTGCGCTACGCCCGTTGTTTGTTACGCCGCGCAGCTCGGCCTGCAGCGCCTGCAGGCGTGGCTGGGCTGCGGCAAAGGCGCGGTTGAAGTCAGCGCCCGAGCCCTTGGCGTTGCGCGCGAGCGTGCCCAGGCTCTGGTTGATCTTGAGTATTTCGGCCTGTATCTGCGCTGTGGAGCGGATGCCAATGTTCTTGAATGCGCTGTTGATGCTGTTGGCGATGTTCGCGGTATCGGCGGCGTAGCGCTTTGCTGCTGCGGCGCTTTCCGCCCAGGCGCGCTTTTCGGCGGCGAGTTGCTCTTGTGCCGCTTGGGCAAGCCGGCGCTTGCTGGCCGCGACGGTGGCGGCAAGGCGGTCTTCTTCGGCGGCTTGGCGCTTGAGGTCGGTGGCGCGGTCTGCTTCGGCTTTTCTGGCGCGGTTGACGGATTCGACCTGCGCGGTGATGGATGCGCGGGTGCGGTCTACGCTGGCCGTGAGTTCGGTTTGCGCCTTGGCGAGATTGCGCGTGTCGACGCCGGTAGCTGCGGCTGCTGTGCGGGCGTTCTTGAGGGCGGCGTTCTGGCGGTTCCAGTTGCGTTCGGCGCCGGCCAGCGCGGTGTTGGCCTTGCGCAGTTCGGTTTCGAGCAGCTTGATGGCTGCGCGGCCGGCGTTGGCGCCCTTGGCGTCGGCGAGCGCCTTGTCCAGCGTCTGGACCTGGGCGCGGGCTTCGGAGAATGAGGCGCGGGCCTGCTTGGCCCCGGCGATCGCGGCCTGTAGTCCGTCGACGTGGATCTGCTGTTCGTCGAGCTTGCGCAGTTCGGCGGCCAGGCGGGCGAACTCGGGCGCGGCTTCGGTGCCCGAGCGCGCAAGTGCTTCGACCTTCTCGGCCAGCGTCGAGACGGCGGCCGTGCCGATGGTCTCGGTACTGATTGCGAGTTTGACTTCCTGGGTGTCAACGAGGGCCACGAATGGGCGCTCCGGCAAGATCAAGGCTCAAGCCCGCCGGGTGGCGGGCTTTGGTCTTGACCCTGCGTCAGACCATATTGACGGATGCAAAGGAGGAGACGCCTTCGCCGACCTTCTCGGGGGCCTTGAGCACGGTGAAACTCAGCGGCAGTTCGGCAAACTCGTTGCCGATGCGGGCGAATCCGCTGGTCAAGCTGAATTTGACGCGGTGGTAACGAACGATGTGCGGGTTGCCGGAATCGTTTTCGTTGATGCCGTTGACCAGCACTTCGTACTCTTCGCCCGCGCTGGTCAGCAACTCAATGAGCCAGCCGGGGTTTTTGGTGTAGTCGACCTCGAGCGGCAGCGGCGATGCGTCGTCGAGCAGCGCGAGGGTGGCGTCGGTCAGGTGGATGCCGCTGACGGTGCGCACGTAGTGGGTGGTGAGCGTGAGCGCGGCAAGGCCCAGGTCTTTCCAGGTAACGGCGCCGTCGGCAACGGTGGTGCCGTCGGTGGGCCACGTCGGTTCGACCGAGCCGGCCGTGCCTGCGACGGTGGCCGCGTAGGCGTGCGTGCCGTCGATAATGACGGTGCCGAGCGCGACTTCTGCGTCAGCGGCCCAAGTGCCGCCTGCAATGGCGACGGTGACGGGGCTATCGGGGTCCGGGATGTCGTCGAAGATCACGGCACCGTCGGGCCATGCTTCCTGCGCTTCGCCAGAGACGCCGCCGGCTGCGACTTGGGTCTTGGTGCCGCGCGTGGACAGCGCGATGTTTTGCGGCGAGATGTCGTTGACGTTCATTTCGCCGGTGTAGCTGGTGACGCGCTCTGATACGTCGAGTTCGGCGCCGCCGGCCTCCTGGAAATTCTGCCGCGAGGTGCGTTCGAGTTCGTAGGATTCGGTCAGGGATGTGACGTTGCCCAGCCAGAACGGGGCGCCACCGGAGCGGGGCTTGAGGCGGACGGGCGCTTTGCCGATGAAGCCGCGCGTCTGAGAGGTACGTGCCATGATGAGGACTCCTGCGAGGGATAGTGGCGAGGTGCGAGGGTGCGGGGGTCAGTTTCGGGATTTGGCCGGGTTGAGGACACCAGACGGATTGCCGGGGTGCCTGGCGCGGGGTCGGTCAGGGCTGGGCCAGGTTCTCGGCCATGGCAATCTGAATGCGCACGGTGACGGTCACCATGCTTGCGCCATCGGGGCGCGGGCCGAGCGTGCGGCCGGTGTACAGGGTTTTTTGCGCGAGGCCGCCCCAGGTGAGGTCGTCGGCGAAGATCGCGCGCTTGATGTCGGCGACCAGTGCATGCCCGGTGAGGTTGGGGTTGTCGGGGTCGCAGTGGTCGGTGGCCTCGATGATGTAGGGCAGCAGTACGCCCGCGTCGATCGTGGCGGGCGATGATTGGTCGCCGGTGCGCTGGCGCTCGACCAGGTCTTCGTCTTCGTGCAGGGTGGTGCTGGGCAGGGTGTTCGGGTCGATGGCCTGGCGTCCGTGCCAGACATATTGGCCGGCGTCGGTCAGGTAGCCGTTGGCCACGCGAATGGCGGCCAATCGCGCGGCGATCGCGGCGGTGATGCGGGCAGCTTTGCTCGGCAGGGTCATTTTCTGGAGCCCTTGAGTTCGTAGCGCAGTTGGGAGATGTAGGCTTGCGCGAGCATGGCGCGAATGTCGGGCGCTGCTTCAGAGCGCCAGCGGCGAAAGATCTGGTCCGGGCTGGGGCCATAGCGGTGACGGAGCCCGCCGGCATCGCGCACAAAAACCCCCATGCCATTGGCCCCGCCGATAGCCCCCGCGCGTAGCGGCATGAGGAAGGCGCCGCGCATGATCTTACGCCCGCCCTTGCGGCCGACTTTGACGCTGACGCCGGCGCGTTTGCGCCCGGCTGGTATGCCACGGCGTGGGTCGCCCTTGGCGCGCGGTGCGGGCGTGGTGAGTTGTCGGGCGTCGAAGCGAGCCAGGCGCACGGCGCGGATGCGCATGCGGATGTAGGCTGCAGTGGAATTCTGGCTGGCCTTGGTGGTGCGGGTCAGCTCGCGGATGTAGCTTTGCGGCAGGTTGATCTGCCCGGCAATGTAGCGCCGTGATTGGGTTTCGACTTTGCCGAGCACGGTGTTGACGGCGCGGTAGCCGGCGCGCTGTGAAGCGCTGGGGATGTTGCGGATGTCCCTTGCCGCGCGACGTAGTTGCTCGATGCCTGATATTTTCATGGGGCGCGCAGTATCCATTCGCGCACACTGGATGCGCCTTTACGCTCGACGGGCTTGTCGAGGACGTAGGCTCCGGCGTGCTCGCCGGTCAGGATGGTGAGGGGGTCGCGGGCGCGGGGCGCGGCGCTGGCATTGAACGTGGCTGTGGTGACCATTTGTTCGACAAGGCCATGTTCGCCGAAAATTTCGACATTGCCGGAGACGATGACGGTTTGCGGTTCGTTGACGCGCAAGACCGCCTCGTCGCCACCATGGGCGAAAAGGCGGTCATTGGCTCGGGCGGTCGCTGCCCCGAGCCGTGACACGTCAGGTCCGCTTGCCACGGAATAGCATTTCCGGGCGCTTGCACAGGAACAGCGGGTAGCTGTAGACCTCGAGGTCGACATACGAGTCGCGGTCGCGGTCCGGTACGGTGATCGGGTAGATCAGCTGGCCGAGTTGCCCGATGTGGCCGAACTGCTCGCCCGGCGAGAATGCGGCCTCGAACACCCCGTTGCCGGCGCCTTCGGGGAAGAAAACCACCTTGTCGGTATGCACGGAGATGTCGCCGTTGTCGGTGCCGATGTACTCTTCCCAGGTGACGCCGCCGAAGCGCAGTTCGCGCCCGTCGTAGCCCTCGCGCAGGTCTGCGGCTTCCTGCTGATTCAGGTAGGTTTCGCGGACTTCGCTGTGATTGACGAGGTCGTCAAAGAAGTTGCTGCCGCACAGGGCGCGGGCGCCGGTGTAGATCGCGCCCTTGGCTTTTTTGCGCATCGGGCGGACTACGGAGTCCTGGATTTTTTTGCGCAGCGCGCCGGGGGTCGGGCTGGCCGCGTCGAGGTCGAAGTCGATCTCGGCGGATTGGGAAATGCCGAATTCCTTGAACCAATCGTAGATCAGCGTGCCGTCGGCGTCGAGCACCTTGCCCTGGACTGCGCCCAGTCGCATGTGTTCCCACGTGGTTTCGATGTCGGCCACCAGCCCGGCCGGCCCCGACATGCGGCGCAACATCTCGGCCTGCAGTTCGACGACCTGCTGTTCGGTGTTGAACTCACGGGCGAACGCCAGTTCCGAGGCCATGATGCGGTCGCCCTTGGCGATGCGGCGGGTACGGAAGTCGCGAACCGTGCGCCCTTCGGTCTTGCGGTTTTCCAGCGGTGCGCCACGTTCGGAGGTCTTGATGATCGAGAGCGCGCCTTCGCGCATTTCGATAGCGACGGTTTCGGTGCGCACCGGGTTGGGGGTGAAGAGTGCGAGTTGGCCGAGGCGGTTCGGCACGCGCTCCACTTTTTCGACGGCCTGGAGCAAAGAGCCCAGGCTGAAGGCGTCGGTTTTGAACAGATCGAGAATCATGGTGGTGTGACTCCTGGTTTCGGTGGCGACGGGTTAGCGAACGATGATGCCGAGTTGGCGCAGGTCGGCGACCGCGTCGTCATCGAGCCCGGTAAGTTCTGCGCCGTTGACCTCGCACATGCGCACATGCGCGACGCCGGGGGCGTCTTCGGTGGTGGCGTCGACCTCTGCGTAGAGAATCGCGCTCGCGGCGCGGCGGCCATCGTCGGTGCCGTCGTTGTCGTAGGCGACGTATTCGCCGACCCCGGCGTTCACTGCGAGCGTGAAGGCGTCGCCAACCTCGAAGTCGGTGGAACCGTCGCCCAGGGTGAAGGCGACCCCGCCGCCGGTGAATGCCACGCCGACGGTGCCCGTACCGACTTCGGTGCCAAACGGGTCAGTGACCACGAAGTCTCCCGCGTTGGCTGCGGCGGCGGTGATCTCGATGGTGTAGTTGCCGGTGATCGCGTCGTTGGCGATGGTGATGGCGCTGACGGTGCCGTTGCCGGTGTTGCCACCGGCGGCCGTGGCGGTGGCTGCGTTGGCTGCGGTCAGCGCGGCAAGCACCGTGCCGGCTGCGAGAATTCCGGCTGTGGCGTTGACGACAATGCGCTCGCGGCTCAGCGTGCCGTTGGCTTCCGAGATGATGTGCGCCCCCGCTTTGGGGCGCTGCGTGAGGACAGTCATTTACATACTCCTGATGGGCTTGAGTTGCGCGAGTGCTGCGTCCCAGTTTCCGCCGTTGTGCGGGTTGCCTGCGGAGGGGCTGGTGGTGCGGCGGGTGGAGTCGGTGCTGCGTAGATCGGCGTGATCGGCGCGGGCGTTGATGAGCTGGGCACGAACGTCAGCCAGCGGCGTGCGCGAGCGGATGAACTCGGGGGCGCGGTCGGCGGCGTCGGCGAAGGCGCACAGGTCGCGCACTTCGCGCGCTTCCTTGATCGCGGCTGCGGCCTGGGCGGTGGTGGTAATTTGACCGTCGAGCAGCCAGGCGGAGACGTGATCGCCGAGGCCGGCGGCGACGGCCAGTGCGTTGATCTGAGCCGCGAAAGTCGCCTCGGGTTGCGTGGTGGCGTCGGGTGTGGCTTCGGGCGCTGGGGGGGCAATCTCAGGCGCGCTCGCTTGCGCCTGGACGCGGGCGATTACTTCGGCGGGCACCCCGGCGGCAAGGGCGAAGGCGGCGATGGTTTCGGTTTGCGCGCGCGGTGATGCCAGTTCGATGAGTTTGTCGGCGAAGCCCGCCGCGACGGCTTCGCGACCCGTCATCCATGTGTCTTTCGCGACGTACTCGGCGAGCGCCTCACGAGTCTTGCCGGTCTTGGCGGCGTAGGTCTCGAAGATGTTGTCGTTGAACACGCGCTCGGCGTCCGGCGCCTCGACCGCGTTGCCCTCTTTGTCGGCAAAGCTGACGCCATGCGTCATCATCGAGGCGTTGGCGTGAATGTGGATTTCGTCGGCGGCCATGGCGACAATGGTCGCGGCGCTGGCGGCAACACCTTCGATTACCGCGACCTTGTGCGCCGGGTGGCGTTGCAGTGCGTTGTGGATGGCAAGCCCATGATCGAGGCGTCCGCCCATGCTGGTGATGCGCAGGGTGAGGTTTTTGACCGTGGCGGGGACCCAGCCAAGTTCGTTCTCAACCTGGCCGATTTCGCGCCCTTCCCACCAGTCGCCGATGGGGCCACGTATGGTGATGGTCGCATGGCTGCGATCTTCGGAGAGCGCGAGGGCGACGGGGACGGGGAGTTTGGCGTTGTTCATGTGCTCGATTCCGGTAGGTTGTGCGCAGTTTCGGCGCGGGCGTTATCACAGGACACCAGACGGATTGCCGGGGCGCGGTTGACGTCAGTCGTTGCTGGCTTTTCGGAATAGCCCGACCGAGTTGAACAACCCGACCACGGCGGCGACGGTGCTTTGCAGTGCGGGCCAGATCTGCTCAAACGTGCCGACGGTGTCGGCGGCGGTGGCAAAGGCGGACTCCAGCGCGGCGCGGATGAGGGCGAGCTTTTCGGCGCCGCGCCCGGACTCGGGCAGCGCGGCCTCGATGACCTTGACCGCATCGAGGATGAGCGGCAGCAGGGTGAGGATGAGGCGGGCGGTCTGGATGAATTGCATGGTGTGTGGCTCCTAGAATGTGCAGCGTGTGGTGACGGCAACGCCGTCAAGGCTCGATGCCAGGTTGTCGATAGTCAGCGTCCCACTCCGTAGCGCCCGTACTGCCGGGGCCACTTTGAGGATCGGGCGGGCGGTGGTCCGGCACTCCCACTTTTGCCGAGGTTGCAAGGGTGCTCCAGCCGTTGAACAGCCCGACAACAGTGACCAGCACAACAGCCAGGGCGTCAATCTGCTCAGCATCGAGCGGGACCGAGTAGCCGAAGGCGTGGGCGATGCCGAGAACTGCGCCTGCCAGCGCTGCAACGGCGTTGACGGCGACGGTGCGGTTTTTCCAGGTTTCGACATTGGCGAGTTGCCTCCCCTTTCGCATGGCGGTAATGGTGTTGCCGATCATTTGCGCCCCTCGTGCTCAATTGAGTAATGATTGCCGTCGTTGAAGCGCCCGCCCCAGCTTCCGCCGATGGACTCCCAAAACTCGCCCAACGGCTGGTGGTCCTCGGTGCGGCTGAGGTATTCGCCATCGCGAAACAGGTTGAGATCGATGGCGAGGCGCTGTTTGTGCAGGCTGGACGCAGCGCTGTAGCTGCCGTGGGCGCGCTTGCCGACCGGGCCATGCAGGCGCGGGTCGCGGTAGGCGTCGCCGAAGGTGAGTTCGTAGCCGTTGGCATAGGCCCAGGCGATGAGCTGGCCGACCATGCGCACCAGGCGGCGCTGTTTCTGACCGAGGGTTTCGGGTGTGGGGGCGCTCATTACTGCAAATTCTCGTAGGGGCAATCTGATGGCGGATTGTCAGCGCATCCATCAGGCGGACGGATGCCGCTGCGTCGTTCAGGGTTGCGCTTGATCATCGCAATTCTGATTTCGTGCTCTTCGCGTTCTCGCCGGTCCTTGCGGATGTGATATGCGACATTGAGCGCGAAGGTCATCAGCGCTGTGACGATGCCGACAACGATGCCGAGGTCAGTCAGCGTGAGCGCCGAGACCACGGCCACAGCGCCGCCGCCGTAGCTTGTCGCGGCAATTGCTTTATCGGGCATCACTGCGGGCCTCCGGCTTTCCCTTCGCTGGTGAATAAGGTCTGTTCTGGCATGGTTAGCGCCCTACGGCTTTCTGCTCGGGTTGCAAATGCAGGGAGCGTTCGCGGGCGGCGTCGGCGGCGCGTTCGGCGTCGACTTGTTCAACGTCGTCGCCGCGTTCGGCGACTATCGCGGCGCGGGATTTGAAGCCGGCGTCGTGCTCCATTTTTTTGGCCTGCACATCCTGGGTGGGGTGGATGTAGGCCCAGGCGTGCGGGTGCCAGGTGCATTCGAGGAATTCTTCGACCTGCTGCGCGGTGAGCCGACCAGCGAGCACGGCGGCGCGGGCGCATGCCTGGCGGGCGAATACGCACAGGGCCGGGATGATGAGTTGCCACTGGTACTGTTCGCAGGTGCGGCGGAACTCGTTGAGAATCACGCGCAGGGCGCGGTCTGAGATGTCGCGCAGGTCGCCCGTGAGCAGTTCATAGGGGATGCCTTCGGCGCCGGCCAGCCCAAGGTGTTGCTCGTGCATGTATTCGGCGTAATTCGCGGCGGGGCCGGGTGGGTCGGAGAACTTGACGTCTTCGCCCGGCGCCAGCTCCTGCGACGTGCCGGGTTCGAGGCTGAGCACCGGCGCGCCGGAGGCGTCGTACTCAAGCTGTGCGCCGGTGGCGGGGTCTACGCGCGGGGCTGACTGCGGGGCTTCGCGGGTGATGAACATTGCATACAGATTGCTTTGTTCCTGCCGCATGAGGGTGGCGTCGTCGAAATTTCCGATGCTGCGGCGCTTGCCGATGATGGGCGCGCCCCCCGGCACGCCGCGAAGCTGGCCGGGACGGGTTTGCTTGTAGAGGTGGCGAACTTCGGCGGCGCGCACGCGAACGAGATGGTGCTGGCGCGGGTCGCTGACCCAATCGCCGGGGTGTTCGCGGTAAAACCAGTACGCGACGCGGCGGCCGCGCCGATCTATTTCGATGCCGCTGCGCATGCGGTGGCCGGTCGGCATGCCGGGCCAGCTATCGGCGTCGAGCAGCGGGACCATCTCCCCTTCAAGCAACTGGATTTGCACGGGGATGGCAAGGCCGTCGTCGACGCGGCGCGGGCGCTCGCGGATGAAGACTTCGCCGCCGGTCTTCCAGGTTTCGACCGCCAGGGTCTGCTGGCCGTAGAGGTCGAGCACGCCGTCGGCGTCTGACGTGGCGCAGAAGTCGTCCCAGATGCGGGTGTACAGCGCCTTGCGTTTGGGGTTCTTGGTGGTCGGGCGGGCAATGATGCCGGTGCCGATGAGCTGGGTGCCCCAGATGCGTTCGGCTGCGGCGCCGGTCCATTCGTTGCGGGCGGCGTCGCGCGAGCGGTTGCGGATGTTCTGCAGGCCGAAGATGCTGCGGTTCGGCCCGCTCGATGTGGTTCGCCACCCCATGTAGCGCCTGCCCTGCCCTGCTGCGTCGTACTGCGCACGCGGCTGGATGGCTGCCGACGATGAGGCTGGCACTGCCGGGACCGTGGCGGCGGGCGCCGTGGTCTTGCGGGCCTTTTTCCGCTTGGCCGCCGACATCAGGAAAACCCCCTGCCGCCGTGGTAGAGCCGCACGGCGGTTGGCTGTCGCGACGACGCGGGTGCTTCTCGCGCCTGGAGGTTCACGAGGTAGTCGCGGGCGCGGATGAGATCGCCCGGGGTGTGGTACTCGACCATGCGCCCATCGGCGAAACGCACGGAGCGTTCGCCGTTGGCGATGGCGGAGGTAAGGGCGTCGATGTCGGCTTGCGAGACGGGCATGGTCTGGCCGGATGTGTTGGTCCGGCACAGAATGTGCGCGATCGGGAGAATGGGACACCAGACGGATTGCCGGGGCGGTGTCAGTGCGCGCGGCTTGTCGCGGGTTCGTTTAATGCGGCAGGCTACGCGCGGGATTTAGGGTGGTGCGGGGGTGTTATGCGACATTTTGTGTTGTTGAATGAAAGTTAGCCGCCACCAGCATCAGCCAGTGGCGGCTCGTGGCCTTAGAACGTGGTCG